TCACCCCGCCCCCCCGTCGAGGAACGCCCGTAACGTTTCGCGAGCGAGTGTCACCAGAGACCCGCCCGCCCACGCGACGAAGGCGAGCACCAGAAACCCGAAGACCCGCCCCGTCCAAGTCGAGGCTCGCCAGATGGTTTGCAGGGCTGACACCGCGCCGCGGCGTTCGGCCTCGCGTATAAGACGCCGCTGCTCCTTTTCGTCCGCCGCCGCCATGTAGTCGACGAAACGGCCGATATCCTCCTCCATGACCTCGACGCGGTTCTCCAAATCGGCCTGTTGCCGTTTCATGCCGTCGATCGCTTCACGGATATAACCGCGCGACGTCGCCGCCGCCTGCAGTTCCCGGCGCTGCGCGGCTTGCTCACCCTGGATCTCGCCCAGCCGCTGGAAGATATCGAGCAGAACCTTTGTGTCGGCGCCCTCGCTCATTCGGCCGCCGCCTGTGGCCCGCCCCGCAGAGCCGCGTCCCGCAACTCGACTTCGGTCCGGTAGGCGACGAACTGGTCGACGCAGGCATTCGCGGCCTGCCGGTCCTTGCTCCAGCGCCATTCCACGACCGATTGCGGAATGGTCTCGGCCTCGGCCGCCCAGACACGCGGGCGCGCCGGCGTCGCCGACAGGCCCGCGTCGATAGGGTCGATCCGCGGCGGTTCAGAAACGGTTGATTCTGCGCATGCTGTCGCCAGAGATAGCAGGCTCAGCAGCACGAGGGTCGCTTTCGCGCACATCACGTAGATCCTCGATCAGGTCGTTTTTCTGGCGCACCAGGTCCATAAGGCGGGCGTACTGGAGCCGCTGCCGCTCGGCCGCTTCCGAGTTGGCCTGCGCCTGCCGGTCGCGTTCGATCGCCGCCGCCGCCTCGTAACGGCGCGTCGTGTCGGCCGCCCCGGCGCCGTATCCGCTGCCGTAGACACGCAGCGCGACCACGCCCGACACAACGACGCCGAGCGCGAGGGCGATGACGAAGCCCGACAGGAACTTCGCCGACAGGACGAAGCGGAGGGCGGCGATCACCCGTCGACCCCCGAGACGCACAGCTCAGCTTCCCCGATCCGTTCGGCGTCCCCCATCTCGCGACGCCTGACGAGACCGATGAGCATACGCCCGCCCGACTTGTTCCAGGCCGTGGCTGCAATACAGCTGTCGTAGAATTTGCCGGCCCGCCCCAACCGCGCGGCGGTCGATCGACAGGCCGCGCCCGTCCCGACATTCCAGCTCAGCGAGACCATCATCGCCTGCCACGCGACAGGCTTTGTCTCGAACGACGCGATGCATTTCGTAAGCGCCGGGTAGAACTCTCCCATCATCCGGCGCGTCAGCCGCGCATCACAGCCGGCTGGAGTCTCGACCATGCCTTTCCTGACGTACTGCGTGTCGCCGTCGCAGATCGTCCACACCTTGCCGTAACTGTCCCAATAGGCCTTCAGCTCGCGGCCTTCCCACGGCTTGACCAGCGTCTCGACCGCGAGCGCCACGGCCGCCGGCGTCTGCTCCCCGTTCGGCGCCTTGACGAACCATACGCCGCCGATGAGCGTAGCGGCGGCCATGACGGCGGCAATCGCCCCGCGGGCGCGGGCGCTGGACTTGATCGTGTTGATCGGCATGTCAGGTCTCCGGAAGGTTTGACTGCGCGAGGATCCGCGCGACGAAGGCCGCCGCCACGGCGACGAGCGACAGGAATGCGAACAGGCCGGCCGGAATGGCCACGACCTGGTCAATCAGCGGGAGGGCCACCTCGACGCCCTGCAGGACGCCGGCGATAACCACAAAGCGGATGCTCCAGGCGCGCCGAAGCACGTCCCGCCAGTTCGGGATTAGCCGCATGGTGATGCTCCAATGAAAAAGGCCGCCCGGACCCTCAGGGTCGGGACGGCCTGCTCAGACCGGTGTGACTGAAGGGTCGGTCAGGTCGGCCAGCCAGTTTCGAGGTCGATCGCCGCGAGGGCGTCCTCTGTGCCTGCCGCCTCGATCGCGTCTTTCTTCGCCCTGGCCGCCAGCGCGATCTCCGACCGCCAGACGGTCAAAGCGCCCAACGCGGCTAAGACGGTCTCAGCCGAAACAGCGAAAACCGCGTTGTCGGCATCGATGAGGTCCATCTCGGTGGCGGGTACGCCATCGGAGACAAAGGATCTGGCGGTCGCTTGGACGCCGTGCCAATTGACGAGATCCTCGACGTTCCGGGTGTCCAGCGTCCGCGACCCGAGGCCGTCGCCGAAATCGTATGCGAAGCCCGCCGCCAGCAGCGCATCTCGCATACCGTCTGCAGACGCCAGAAGGCGCGCCCTGCGCAGCGGAAGATCGAGAATCCACGCGCCGTCTACCAGGTGATGATCGGCACTGGGCCGCGGCGTCGGTGCACCGTCAATGACGGGGTGCCCCTTGCCGGCGCCGGGATAGTCCGCGGCGCGGTATTCACCGTCCTGCAGGTCGTGGTCGTCGGCGACGACGGCGACATTCGTAACGACACCGCCCTGTGCGATCAGAATATCCATCAGAAATACTCCCGGATCATGACGACGCCGGCGGCGCCGGCTCCGCCGCTGCGAGGATTGGACGCGCTGCCCGCGCCGCCGCCGCCGCCCGAGCCGAAGCCCGTGCCGGCTTTGCCCGTGGTCGCGAATTCCTCGCCGACCTCGCCGCCGCCGGCACAGCCGATGTAGCCGGCCGAGCCGCCCATGCCGCCGATCGAGTCGTCGGCCGCGCTCCCCGCGTCCTGCCCGAGGCCGTGGTGACCGTTGCCGCCGCGCACGTTCAAATCGCCACCCGTCGCAGTGCCGCCCGTATAGGCCGCAGCGATCTGACTGGAGGATCGGCCTTCACTTCCGCCACCCCCCGTCAGGCCTTTGAACGTGGTGTCACCGCCGGCCGTGCCGTTGGTGCCAGTGCCACCTCCAGTGCCACCCGCGCCGATCACATAGGCCTCGGAGGCATCGAGATCATCGGCGTCATAGAGCTTTACGGCCGCCCCGCCGCCGCCACCACCGGCGCCACCTTGACCGCCGGCGCCCGTCTGCCCGCCGCCGCCACCGCCGCCGCCGCCGACAGCGATCACCAGCGCCTGCTTGAGATAGGCAGGTTTCGCGTAGCTCCCGCTCGTCGTCAGGGTCCGGATCCTCATCCGGTTGCCGCCGAGCAGCTTCCAGTTGGCGCCATCGTAGTAGACCGAGACCGAATTGCCCGAGTGGACAAAAGTCGCAACGGCGCCGGCGCGCGGCACGATGAACGCCCAGTCGCCATTAATGTAGGCCGCGATCTTTTCGTCCTGCGCCGCCCAGTCGCCGGTCGCGCCAGCGCCGACGATGTAGCGCGCCCCCTCGGACGGAGCGCCAGGCGGCGTCGCCGTCCATCCATCCACCGGGATCGCCGTCAGCAGCGTCGCCTGGGCGAGCTGCACCAGGTCCGCCTCGGTCGGGTCCAGCCCGGCCGCCTTGATCGCGGCGACGATCTCGGTAATCGGGTGGGTCAGCGCCTCTTTCGGCGGGCGCGAGCCCTTCTCTCCGGTCGTGCGGTTGCCGTTGGTCCAGTCGGCAAACCCCACTTCGCCGTAGGTGACCGTGAACGTCGTCAGGTCGAACGGAGCTACATAGTCCATCACAGTCCCTCGTAGTTGAAGATGACGTCGGTCCAGGCCGGCTTGAGGCGCCGGAACAGACATTCCAGGTCCTCGGCCCGCGCCACGTCGTAGAGCCGGTCCCAGCCGACATGGTTTTCCGCGACGAAGAAGTGATCCTCCGGCACGTCAACCGGCCGAACGATCCAGTAGAACTCGTTCAGCGGCGAGCCGACCTCGTCGCCCGTTCCCCAGCCGACGCTCGAGACGCCCATCTCGAAGATGGTCGGCTCCTCGATCACGATCTCGTAGCCGACGCGCGCTGCGAGCCGGATGTATTCGGCTGGCGTGATGACGGCCGTGGCCAGGATACGAAGGCGCAGGTTGCGGAGGCGGGCGGCAATCGACGGGTCGTCGCCAAGGCAGGGATCCGGCAGGCCGTACTCCGCCTCCCAGTCCTCGAGGCTGTTCTGCAGCGTGCACGCGGTCGACTCGAGCGCCACCGAATAGGCCGCCGCATAGAAGGCCGCGACGAACTCCCCGACGCCGAGACAGAACCGCGACATGAAGCTGTCCGCATCCGGCGCCGCGCCGTCGGGCGATCCCCACGCCGCGCCGCGCGGACGGTCCGCGAGTATGCTCGGCAGCAGATCCTCGGCCGTCGGCGCCGACAGGGCGTCGGCCGTCGACGGGGGCGTCTCGCCGAGCGCGTCCTCCTCGAGAGACACATAGGTGATCGGCCCGTCATCGTCCGGCTCGTAGGCCGACCCTTCGGGAATGAACCAGTTCGACATGGTCGAAAGAGTCTCTGCGTCAGACGAAGGTGACGGTGCCGAGCACCGGATACTGCCCGGCCGTGAAGGTCAGGTCTGCGGCGGGCACGGTAAGCGTATGGCTGTCCTCGCCGACGGTCTGCGAGATCGCCTCGGAGATCCACGCGACCGGCAGCACGAAACTGTCGTCAGGCAGGCCCGGCCGGGCACGGCGGACCAGCATGTCCGCGATCCGCTGCTGCACCGTGGCGCGCAGGGTCGTCGTGTCAGGATCGAGCGCGACCGTCACGTCGACTTCGACGGGCGTCGGCGCGTTGGCCACGAAGGCGAGCCGGATCATCCGGAGCGCGTCGATTGCCGTCTGCACGGCCTCGACGTCGGCGGCCTCGGGTATGCCGTTCGTGCGCCCCTCGAACAGGAACCAGACGCCAATCGTGCCGGGACCATCGGCGAAGGCCTTCGCCCACGCGTTCGTCACGCCGGTCACGTCCCGGGCGAACTGCTCGTAGTCGGATTCGGCACCGCCCTGCGGCGGCCGGCGCTTCCGGTCGAGCACGCGCTCGCGTAGGCTTTCGACGTCTTCGACGTCGGCGCCCCCGCCGAGGCCGTCCTCGCCCACGATCGCCTGCGTCCCGAGCGACGGCCAGATCGCGGAGTCCGCCAGCGTCAGCGCCTCGTCCGCGCTCCGGTTGCCGCTCGCACCGGGCGTCTCGGCGCGCACGGACACGGCCAGCGCCCCGTCCCCGTCGGCGGTCGCCGCCGCCGTGCTGACATAGGTGTCGGTGCCCGACAGCCAGCGAATGCCCGCCGGATAGGTCGCGTCCGCCGTCCCCGTGGTCGTGACGGTCCCCGTCGCCCGGGACGCCCGGTTGCGGGCGATGCCGATCTCGTAGGCGTGCCGGCGCTCCAGATGGAACTCGTCGGCGGTCGAGGCGAAGAACTGGCGATACAGAAAGGCGAGCCGGAGATAGGCGTTGCGCATGACGGCCGCGAACACCTTGCCCTCGATCGCCAGCGTATTCGGCCAGATCAGCGCATCGGTGCCGGGCAGAAACTTGCGCAGCGCCGCGCGCACGCTCTGCGACAGGTCAGACAGAGAGGGGACGCTCAAGGCCATCGATCTGTTCCCACAACACGGCGAATCTGTCGGACCGGATCAGCGATCCGCTCCGGTCGAAGAGCGTCACCTCGAGGTCGAGCCGATGCGCGACCGAGTCCGCCGTCGCCTCGACGTCGATTGCGGCGACCGCGCCCTGGTCAATCAGCGTCTGCAGCGCCTGGCGCGCATAGTCCTCGGCAAGCCGCGGCGTCTCCACGTCGTCGATCGCGCGCCGCCGCAGGAGCCACAGCTTTGAACCGAGCTGCACTTCGCCGGCGGCCGTATCAATATCGAAGGCGTCGCCGGTCCAGCCCCGGTTCACGTCGCCGTCGCGCAACTCCGAAGGGTCGGCCGCGACGTCGGTCATCAGGCACAGCAGCACGGCCGTCGCCAGTTGCGCCTTGGCGCGCAGGCCGCCGCGGTTGCTCGGCTCGTCGTCACCGGCAGGCGCATAGTCACCGGTGATCCCGTTCCACACCACGTCGGGCGTGAGCAGCGGCTCGGCGTCCGGGCCGAGGGGTACGATACGGATCGACATGGAAGCGCCTCAGTATTCCGGCTTCGGGTCGGCCGCGATCTCGATCGGGTGCGACGCCTGGATCTTGCCCTCGGCGAAATTCAGCGTGAGGTGCATCAGCGTGGTCTCGCCGTCGTCGGGATCGTCATTCGACTTCACCTTCATCTGCACGTACTGCTTCTCCGCCATGACGACGCGCAGGGGACCGACCGCGATATGGATGACGTCCTGCTTCGAGTGGATCGCGATGCGGTCATCCTTGAAGAAAACGACCTGCCCCTTGTCGTCGTAGAGAACCGCCTTGCCGGCGGGGATATCGGCCGGCCGATGCTTCGGGTGCTCCACGCCGAAGATTGCGATCTGGTCGCGCCGTCCGCCCATCGGCAACGCCAGGCCGACCGAACCGGCGGGCGGATGCGAGGCAAAGCCGTGCGGCTCGGCCCGCAGCACCTTCTCGAAGCGCTCGCCGAACAGGCCGCGCCCGGTGACGTATTGCAGGCCGCCCTCGTCGACGGCCTTCTCGATCTCGAAGCGCGTGAAGCTTGAATCCAGCCCGCCCATGTCACCCGATCCTGCCCATGTCACTCCGTCCTTATCGTCGGCCGAGGCGCTTCCCCGGCCCATGCGTCGGCGCTGTCGCCCTTCGGATCCTCGCCACCGAGCGCCCGCGGATCGACGAGACCGAGGATCGCGCTCGTGCCTTCGGACCCGTCGTTCGTGTCCTGCGTCAGCGTCACCGACGAGATCGCCATGTCCTGGTTCAGGAAGATCCGCGGATCGTCGAGATGCACCAGCCAGTGGCT